TAATTAAAAAATGATATTCACAATAGATAAAAATATACCTAGAATAACTCCTGAAGGTTTGTTTATACCTGAGATGCTTGAAATTTGGAATTCAGATAAAAGTGCTCATAAAGATAAAGCCACTAAGGAGTTAATCTATGTGTATCATATGGCTGATCCTAAATCAGTATATGCTAAACTTTCATTAGAAAATAGAGAAAAAACCATAATTTCTGATTACCTAGATTCTAATTGGAAACCTAGTGATGAAATTCTAAATGCAATTGAGAAGTATAAGATGTTAATTGAAACACCTATTACTAGAATGTTTGCATCTGTTTCCATAGCTATTGATAAATTAAACAAAACTTTAGAAAAATTAGATGCTATGGATGCTAAAGAAATGAATCAGATAGGAGTAGGTATAGAGAAAGCTGAGAAATATGCTCAATCCTATGCTAAGTTAAAAGAAATATCTGAAAAAGAATTAGAAACAACAAGAAAAATAAAAGGTGGTGTAAGACCATCAAGTATATTGAATGATTAACGAAAGAGTAATATCACCAGAGATAGCTTCCATATGGAATGATGACATGATATTGTCTGAAATTCCTAAGGATTTAAGAACAGTTATATCTGAGATGTCTTTATTTAATCCTGTAAGAAATACTAATTGGAAATACTTAAAGTTTCATGATAGTTCAGTATTCAATCCAGCAGCTCAAGATTTTAATAGATCTTTAGCAGCTTGTAAAGGAACACATCTTGAACCTAGTTATACAAATGCAATTGAAGGAACAGTTCAATATAATGAATATTGGGAGATCCAAAAAGAAAGATGTTTAAATGGTTATGAACCTATAGTTAATGGAATTCCTTGTGGTGTAAAAATTACTGGTGAACATTACTTTTACCTAAACTTTACTCGTATACAAAAATATACTATTGATTCTCGAACAGGAGAAGAGATAAAGCAATGGGACTTTCCTGATTTCTTTTCCATGGATTATTATTGGTTTCTTGAATTAGAGAAGAATGAAAATCCTGGTAAATATGGATTACCTTCTTCTTCTAAAAAAGGAATGATTTGTGCTAAATCTCGTAGAAAAGGATTTTCATTTAAGAATGCTTCTGGAGCTTTATGGAAATACTCTTTTTTTAAAGAATCATATATTATTATTGCAGCATATCTTGAAGAATATGCAAACGCAACAATGAGTATGGTGTTAGAGATGTCTAACTTTTTAAATCAATATACTGAGTTTAGACACCCTAGAATTATAAGTAGACAAGATGAAATTAAATCTGGTTATAAAGAAAAAGATGGAAATGGGATTGAAGTAGAAAAAGGTTATAAATCTGTTATTAAGATTATGACTTTTAAAAATTCTGCTTTTAAATCAGTAGGTAAGTCAGCAACTAGGATGATTTTTGAAGAAGCAGGTATGTTTCAAAATCTTAAAACTGCTTATACAATGTCTGAACCATTATTTAGAGATGGTGATAGAATGATTGGTATACCTATTATTTTTGGAACAGGCGGTGATATGACTGGAGGTTCTAAAGATTTCTCTGATATGTTTTATAATCCTAAACAATATGGACTAGCAGAATATCATAATATTTATGAGAAAAATGATGTTAATGGTAAATGTGGCTGGTTTGTAGATGAGATGTGGTATAGACCAAGTGAAATTGTTATTGAGAATAAATTATATCAAGGAGTTGATAAAAATGGTAATGCTAATAGATGGGTTGCAGAAATTAATCTAGATATAGAAAGAGAATCTAAAAGAGGATCAGATAAGAAAGCATACAACGGATTATTAACTCAAAAATGTAAAACTCCTTCTGAAGCTTTTTTAGTAACAGAAGGTAATATATTTCAAACAGCAGAACTTTATGCTAGACTCTCTAAATTAAAATCTGATGATACTTATAAATATTTAGGTCAAGCAGGGGAATTAGTAGAAAGAGAAGGTAGAGTTTGGTGGGAACCAGATTTAAAAGATAAACTTAGACCTATATTAAGTTATCCATTAAAACAAAATACTGATACTCAAGGAGCAATTGTTATATATGAACATCCTTTAGAGTTTAAAGGAGAAATACCTGATGATTTATATATTATAGGACATGACCCTTGGGGTATAGATGCAGTTGGTGGTAAATCATTAGGAGCAGCTTATGTAATAAAAACTAAGAAATTAGCTTTAAAAGGATTTGGTCATGATGAAATAGTAGCTGAATATGTAGGTAGACCTGATCCAGGTGGAATGGATGAATACAATTATAATCTTGAGAAGATGGCATTGTATTTTAATGCTAAGATTAATTTTGAGAATGATAGAGGTGATGTTAGAGGTTACTTTACTAAAAGAAAAAGATTAGATTTGTTATGCCCTCCACCTTATACAATTATAAAAAGAGATATACCTGGCTCTAATATGGCAGGTAGAAAATATGGTTACTCTATGGGTAACGATAAAATGAAACAAATAGGTGAGCAGTATTTATATGATTGGTTAGCAGAAAGAAGAGGAACAGATGAAAAAGGAGTTGAACTAACTAATATAGATTTTATACCTTCTAAAGGATTACTTGAAGAACTAATTGGATATAATAGAGGAGGAAACTTTGATAGAGTTTTAGCATTAATAGGTTGTATTATACGACTTGAAGAAATTCATAATCCTTATGAAAAAGAGAAACCTGAAAAAGATCCAATGGATTTTATATTTAACAATCCTTACCTATTTAAGAAAAATAAAGTGAATGAAGAATTATACACATACTAAAACCAACATAAATTAATGAGGAGTTTTTTTCCAAAACAAAGATTATCCTTTAAAGAAAAGGAAGAAGATGATTTCGCGAAGGTAAAAACCTTTGTTAATTCAATTATAAGATATCATGAAGAAGATTTCTGTATAAACTGTAAAGATAAAACAGATATTGGAGATGATAAAACAGAATTTAAAAATTTTCAGCATAGACGACTTAAGAATATGCTGTCTAATTATAGGTTATATAATAACCAATTAGATCAAGATGATTTTAGAGATTATTGTGATGCACTAGGTATAAAGAAAGAAATTGGGGCTATTAATGCTGAAATCAAACCTTACAATAAAACTTATAATAAGATTAATGTTCTTTTAGGCGAAGAATACAAAAGACCTGATAATCAAAAAGTAGTTTTAGTAAATGCTGAAGGTATTAAATCTAAAGCAGAGTATAAAAATAAGTTGTATAGAGAAGCAATTAACTTTGCTATTCAACAAGAAGTACTAAATGTTAAAAAACAATTTCCTGAAGTAGTACCTGAATCATATCAATCTGAAGAAGAATATCAAAGAGCTATTCAAGAACAGGAACAACAAATTCAACAACAAGTTAATCAAGTAATGGATCCTGAACAGATTGAGAAATATATGTCTCAAACTTACTTAGATGGAAAAGAAATTCTTGCAGGAGATTTATTAAATTATCTATACTATAAAGAATCCATTAAAGAGAAAAAGAATGATGGATTTAAACATGGTTTATTATCAGGAGAAGAACATGCATGGGTAGGTATAGTAAATGGAGAACCTGTTGTTGAAGTTCTTAATCCATTAAAAACTTTTTTTCATAAATCACCTGAAGTAAAATATGTACAAGATGGTTTATATGCAGGATATAGAACATTTATGACTATTGGAGATGTGTTAGATAAATTTTGTGATGATTTAACAGAATCTCAAAAAGATTTAATAGAAGATAGATATTCATCTAAAATAGATGGAGCAGATAGTAATCTTATTTCTCCAAGTATGAAATATGGAGATTTAAATACTTATGAATATAAATTTTCAAAAGACCATTCTCATTATGCTAGATATGGTTCTTATGGACCTAGTTTTTATGATGATGTAGAAGTTATTCATATTGAATGGGTATCACAAAGAGAAGTAGGATTTTTATCATTTACTGATGAGAATGGTGAAGACCAAATGATGAAAGTGGATGAAAGCTTCGATGTACCTAAATATGCTAAACGATGTGAATACAAAGATGAAAATAATAATCCTTATATTTGTTATGAATGGGATAACTTCTCATTAGAGTGGGAATGGATTCCTGAAGTTTGGGAAGCTACTAGAATAGATTCTGATATATTTGTTAATATGGGTCCTAAACCCAATCAACATTATTCTTTAGATAATCCTTATAAAGTTAAATTAGGTTACTATGGTGTAGTATATAATAATATGAATGCTGCATCTCAATCTATTATGGATAGAATGAAACCTTATCAATACTTATTCTTTATTGCAATGGATAAATTTAAATCTTTAATTGCAAAAGATAAAGGTAGTTTGGTAGGTTTAGATACTTCTAGACTAGATCCTAAGTTTCCTATTGAAAAAACAATACACTTTTTAGAGCAATCAGGATATTATGTTTATAATGGATTACAAGGTGCAGAAAATCAAGGTGCTAATACTAGACCTGGTATGGATGCTATCAATGTATCTAATATGCAACATGTATTAAACTTTGCTCAAATACTTACCTACTTTGATGAACAAATCTCTGATGCAGCAGGTATAACAAAACAGAGAGAGGGTTCTTCTACTCCTTACGAAGCAGTAACTAATACTCAACAATCTATTATGCAATCTTCCCACATTACTGAGCCTACTTTTATGGTTCATGATAATTTATGGAGAGAAGTTAAAACAGGATTAATTGAAGTAGCTGAAGTAGCTTATAGAAAAAAACCTTTAACAACTCAATTTGTATTAAACGATGGGTCAAGAAAAATACTAGAAATTGATGAAGAATTATTTACAAATGCTAGTTATGGTATATTTGTATCTGATAATGCTAAAGACTTCCAAGTATTCCAAGAATTAAGACAATTATCTCAACCATTGTTACAGAATGATAAAATAGATATAGATGATTTAGTTGAAATCTTAAATGCTGATAGTATGGCAGAACTTAAGAGAGAACTTAAAACTTCTAAAACTAAAAGAGAGAAAAGAGAAGAAGCAATGCAACAAGCTCAACAAGCTTCTCAAGAGAAGATGGTTCAAATGGAAATTGATTCTAGAGAAGATATTCAAAGTTTTGAACTTGAAATGCAAGATAGAAAATATGATAGAGAATTAGAGCTTAAAGCGATGGATGTTTATAAATTCCAAGACGATATGGATGTTAATAATAATGGTGAACCTGATTTCCTAGAAGCTCAGATAAAAGAAAAGGAATTACTTACAAAGACTAATTTAGAATATGAAAAGCTAAAAGTAAATAAACAGATGGATAATAAAAGAATAGAGCACGAAAAATCAGAAGGTGAAAAAGATAGAAAGATAGAACTTGCAAAGATCCAAGCTCAGAAACAGATAGCAAAATCAAGACCAAAACCTAAAAAATAATGGGACTTATATATATTACCACAAATCTAATAAATAATAGAAAATACATTGGTAAACAGTGGGATGAAAGTAAGAAAAATTACTATGGAAGTGGTAAAGCTTTAAAGTTAGCACTAAAGAAATATGGAGTAGAAAACTTTAAAAAAGAAATATTAGAAGAATCTATACAAGATACTAAGTTATTATCTGAAAGAGAAAAATATTTTATAAGAATAAATAAAGCTAACACTTCAATAGATTATTATAATATTGCTGAAGGAGGCAATGGAGGAAGAACAAGAATTAATCAAGTTTGGACCTTAGAAAGTAGAGAAAAAGCTAGATTATCAGCAATAGAAAGAAATAAAAATCCAGAATATTTAAAAAAATTATCTTTAATACACAAAGGTAAAACTGTTAGTCTCAAAATAAGAAAAAAGTTATCAATTGCACATCAAAATCAAGATAATTTAAATCTAGCAAAGTCTGTAATACAATACGATTTAGAAGGTACTCTTATAAAAGAATATATAAGTATTTCTCAAGCTTGTAGAGATCTTGGGCATAATCCAAATAAAGGAGGTCAAATTACTAGATGTTGTAGAAATTTTAATTATACAGGATTAGGCTTTAAATGGAAATATAAAAATAATGAAGAGTAAAAAAGACATTAAAGAACTAGCTAAAGAAGCTGAAAAAGAAAAGCAAAAGAAAATTAGATGGTATTATAGACAAACAATACGAATGAATAAGCGTAGAGAAGAGTTAGGAATACCAATAATTATACTAGAATAAACCAACAAATGCTATAGTAGGCAAAAAATGAAAAAAACATTTGAAAATTAAACATTTATTAACTAAATTTGTACCAATATGACAGGCATAGAAAATACTACAGAAGAAACAAATGATTTTAGTTTAGAGTTATTTACAATTCCAGACGAATCAGCATTTATTCCACCAGCAGACTTTAAAGAAGATGAAAAAGAGGAGGAAGAAGATGAAAATAAAACAGAAGAAGTAGAAACAACTGAAGAAAAAGAAGATGCAGTTGAAGAAGCTTCTGAAGAACAAACTCAAGACGATGAAGTTGAAGAAAGTGACATTGATAAAACTCTTTCTCAACTATTAGATAAAGGAATATTACTTTTACCTGATGACTATGAATACGAAGATTCTAAAGAAGGTTTAGAAAAAGCTTTTGAAGATTCAGAAAAATATAGAAATCAGATTGCGTTTCAAGAAGCTATAAAGTATCTTACATCTAAAGATGGTTTAAATATCACTAAAGTTAAAGAATCAGTAGAAAAAATAGAATCATATAATTCTATTGATACTGAAAAACTAGATGAAGATGGTAAACTAGATATTGTAAGAAATTTCTATAAAACTAAAGAATATGATGAACAAGATATTGATGGTATTATAGAAGACTTAATTGGAAATGATACTAAGTTAGATAGAGAATTAAATGTAGCTCTAAAATATCTTAAAAAAGAAGAAGAAAAAAGTCTTGAAGTACAAGCTAGAGAAATCGAAGCTAAAAAAGCAGAACAAGATAAAGTATTTAAAGATTCACAAAATCTTTTGAAAACAAAATTACAAACAACTTCAGATTTTAATGGTTGGGTAATTAAAGAAGCAAATAAAGATAGAATCTTTAATGGTACTTATAAACCAATTAAATTAGAAGATGGTAGAGTAACTACAGAAGTTAATGCTAAATTAGAACAGGTTTTAAATGACCCAGATAAATATCTTGTATTAGCTGACCTACTCTTAAATAACATGGATGATAAAGGTTTTAACTTTTCTAATCTACAAAAGAAAGCAGAAACAGAAGCAATAACAAAAATTAAAAAATCAATAAGAGACTTTAAAAATACAAATACAAAATCAAAAGTAAGTGGAAGAAATTCACAAACTACTACTGATTTTGATTTGTCAAAAGCAAGTTTAACATTCGGATAACAAAATAATTTTATAACAAACAATTTTTTAAACAAACAAAAGCGAAATGCCAACATTACCATTTCAAACAATAAAACACTATGACGGTCACGCTGGTGGGAATTTTACAGATTCCGATCACCTAGCCGCAGCTTATGACACAGACAAGCCACAAGTGCTTGAGCAAACATTAGCTCAAATTTACAGCTCAACTGACAGGTTTAACGGAAAACCTTTACTTGGTATGACTGTAGCTAAAGGTAAAACTTTAGAAATTGAAACAGACATCTATCGATGGTACCTTGAAGGTTCTGAAGATAAATGTTTACGCTCAGTAGAAAATTTAGAAAGAGCAGCAGGTAACTTAACTCCTGGTATTAATAAAACTACATTTAAAGTTAAATTAGATGAGGATTGGTTTTCTCGTCCAGATGTAATTTTTGGTGAAGATAACGATTATGCTATTCAGGTAGTAGAAGGTCCTTTTCAAGATGGTACAGGTTATGTATATCTTTGTGCTTTGGAAACTGATGACTATTCTAAATTTATTCCATTAGAGCTTTTAGATGCAGGTAAAGAATTTAGTAAAGTTTGGACAACTGTTCAAAGTGAAATGAATACTGACTATGGTACACAATCTTACAGAGGTGTATTCCAACTAGAATCTCAAATTGGTGGATTTGCTCAAAAATTAACTGTAACTGACAAAGCGTTTAGACGTGATGGTCGCTTTGGTATTCCATTTACCTATAAAGGTAAAAAAGTAGAAAAATTCATTCCTATGGCTCAAGCTAAAATGGATAATGAATTCTATATGTCTATGGAAGCTCAATGGTGGTATGGTGAAAAATTCACTGGAAATGGTCCAGATGGATATATCAAACGTCAAGCACCAGGTCTTCGTCAATTATTGAAAGATGGTTGGGTTGAATACTACAATGGTCCTTTGACTGAACAAATGTTAAAAGAGTATTTAATGGATATCTTCTTCTCTCGTGAGGATGAGAATAACAGAAAAGTAACTTTGATGACAGGTACTATGGGTTCTATTATGTTCCATGATTTATTGGCTAGCTCTGCAAGTTCATTCTTGACAGTTGATACTCACTACATTCAAGGTTCAGATCCTCGTCACTTATCTTATGGTGCTCAATTCACTCACTATGTTGGTCCTGAAGGTTTGGATGTAACAGTAGTTAAGAATCCTTTATATGATTCTCGTAAATACTGTAAAAAAATGCACCCTATCCATACAGACAAACCAATCGATAGCTGGAGAATGACAGTATTGGATTTTGGTTCTAAAGATGGATCAGACAACATTAAAGTAATTAAAGAAAAAGACACTTTCACTTATGGCTACCATTCAGGTATTATAGGTAAAGATGGCAAACCAATTCAAGGTGGTGCAGTAGCTACAATGGATAGAAGTGTTACCTACTTTATATCAGGTACAGGTTCAATCCATATGAGTGACCCTACTCGAGGTGGAGAGTTAATCTTAGACTTTGATTATTAATAAAACAAATTAAATAAAAACAGGCTTATTTATGACAAACATTGAATCAACAAAAGTAATTATTAAAACAATTCCCAGAGAGACTGCGACTAAAGTCTCTGAGTTTAGGAACAATACCTCTGGGAAAAAAATGAATAGAACAAAATTAGGAAGATGCAAGGATACCATTAGAGCGACTTATTCCTCTAAAACTGGTGCTCTTTTAACTGGACTAGATGAGATTGTCAACAATCCATACTACAAATCTGAAAGAGACCTTCCTAACGAGTTTCAATATTTGAAAACATTAGAAAGATGTTCTTTACAAGAACTAATGGAAGTAAAACATCAAAGACCTAAAGGCTATTATACTAATAGAGCTTGGGTTCCTGGAGATGGTTATAAAGATGATAAATTAACATTTTTTCAGAAATTTAAACATTCTCTAAATGATGGTACTACTGTACTTGACTTATCAAATCCTTTAGAAGAAATTGCATATTATATGCTAAAAGCTAATCCAAAGGTTGCTGAATCAAATAAACCAGAAGATAAGGTAAAGAAACCAAAAGCAGATTTTTATATTTCAGATAAGAATGAATCTATTCAAGAGAAATATGTTAAGAAAAAAATCTTCAACGATGCAACCACTAAATTGAATGATCCTAAATTTACTACATCTTATCAAAAGAAAGTAGCAAAAGCATTAGGATTGATTAGAGGAGATGGTACAGAAATGGCTGATGAACAAGTTTACTTAATTCTTGATACTTATTTAGAAGAAGGTTTAAAAGCTAAAGAGGAATACTTAGGTAAGTTCTTAGAAGTTTATAAACTAACACAATCTGCAGAAGGTAGAAATGAATTAGAAGCTACAGTGTTATTAGAAGATTTAATCCAATATAGAATTATAAGTGATTCTAAAGGAACTTATACATGGATCGCTAAACAAATTATTATAGGACAAAGAAAAGTTGAAGCAATTGACTTCTTACTTGATCCTAAAAAACAACCAGAACGAGATGAACTGGAAAGACAATTAAAAGCAAAACTAGTACGATAATTTATGACAATTAAGGAAATGACTTATGATTGTAAGATAAAGCTCGATAAAGTAGATAGCTTATCTAAAAAGAATTTCCTTCCTAATGAAATAGATTGGATACTTAATGAAGCAATAGCTCTTTTCGTTAAACAAAGATATGGTCAAAACAACTCAAAACGAGCAGGATTTGAGTCAGTACAAAAAAGAACAGATGATTTAAGAACTCTACAAATAAAGTCGCCTTCAGCTATCCAGCCTGGTGTGGTGCCTGTTCGACACCAGGGCGATATTTATGAGTTTGCAATCTCTGATTTTAAGTTTCCATATTGGTTTTTAACAAGATTATCAGCTAAAGCTAAGCTTGAAGATTGTGAAAAAGTAATCTCAATTCGACAAACGCAACATGATGATTTAAATGTTGCATTACAAGATGAGTTCTTTAAACCAGATTTCGTATGGGGAGAAGCTTTAGCTGTTGAAGCTCGAACTGATGAAACAACAAATAGTAAGGGTAGTATATACATATATACAGATGGTTTTGAAATAATTGAAATTTACCCAGAATATTTAAAAGAACCAAATAAAGTATGGAGTGGTACTTATAACAGTTTAAATGGAACCTATACAATAGGACAACCAGCAGTAAACTGTGACTTACCTGAACATACTCATTCAGAAATAGTTGACTTAGCTGTATTAGAATGCTCAAGAATAATTGAACATCCACAGTTTTATCAATTAAGACAGCAAAAAATTAAAGAAAACGAATAAACACTTTTAAATTAAACAAAAATGAATAGAACACGAGACAATAAACGTCCGATCGAACAAATTTTCGTTGCTAAAGCAGGAGTTAACTCTGCTCATGCATCTGGTGAAGCATTAACTGACTCTTCTACTGGAATGGTAGATTTGGTAAATGGTGAAATCAAAGTACTTAGTTACGGTGGTTTTGGCACAGTTGCTTCAAACAAAACAATTGGTGCTGCAGATACTGTAACAGCAGCTCCAGATATCTATATTGTACAAGGTACAGCAGATTCAGGTGTAACAAACCCAACATCTACTTATCCTTTGACACCTAGACCTTATGAGAAATCTGAGCCAATTGTAGGTAACAACAAAATTATCTACACTTATCGTGCAGCTAAACGTCCTACTTATGATACTGTTATCGTAGGAGACACTGTAGGAGCTACAGGAGCTATTAATGTATTAGATGAACAAGTATATGCAACAAAAATTGCTTTCTTCGGAAAAACATTTGATGAAGCTTATTCAGGTACACATCCAAATTCAATTACTCCAAGTTATACTTCTAAAGATTATACAACTTTAGGATATACTACAGCACAAGCAACAGATGATATCATCCAAAACTTAGCTTATGCAACTAACAAAAACTCTCAAACATTAGCATTTACTAAAGGATTCCAACCTAAAAAACCAATCATTGCTTTCGCAATCGATACTACTGGTACTCAAGGTATTGATCCAACAACAGTAGCTGCTGGTGCATTTGTTCCAGTTGTAAATACTAATCTTGGTCTTAGAGGTATCACTTTCACTAAAGAAATTGTAGAAAGTTTTAAAAACTCTACAATTCCAGCAGGAGCTACTATTATACCTATTGACTTATCATTAGCAGGTAATGTAGCATCAGCAACAGCATTGGTATCACCAACTGGTGGTAACTATTCTGCAGGTTACAAAGGTACTTTAACATTTACTGGTCAGCCATCTAATACTGAAACAGTAGTTGTAGGAAGTAAAACATACACATTCCAAAGTACATTAACTAATGTGGATGGTAATGTTAAAATTGGAGCAACAGCAGCAGCTTCTATTAGCAACTTAGTAAATGCAATCAATTTAGGTGCAGGTGCAGGTACTGCTTATGCGACAGCTATGACTGCTCAAACTGAAGGTATCAGAGCTCAAGAAGGTCCAGGATTAACTTTGGTTGCTCGTGGTTCAGCAGGTAGCGCTTCTACTGAAACTGTTACTAATGCATCTTGGGGTAATACAACTCTTCAAGCAGTAAATTATGTATCAGGTAAAGCAGATGCAATTATCTTTATGGCTTTAGATCGTGAACAAGTTTACGAAGATAGAGTTAAACAAACTAAAACTAGAATTGATGTAGGTCTTTTAGATGGTTTTAACTATAACACAGTTAAAAATTCTAAAATTCAAACAGTATCTGAAGGTGAAGGTTTGGGTAAACAATGGGCTGCTTATTACAAAGATACTGCAGGTCAACGTAAATACTCTGCTTACAGAGGTTTTGAAGAAATGAGAATAGATTATCCTGTACCAGTAGATACTACTTTGTACTACGATGCAGCAATCTTAGAGCATTATCATGCAGATTTAATTGGTACAGACGCTATTGTTAAACCATTTAAAGCTATCATCTTAATTCCTTGTGATTCAACAACTCTTGTTCCAGATTCAGGAACTCTAGCTTTAGTAGAATCAATTGTTTTACCTTGGGTAAATTCAACTGATGGTCCTATTGTTAGTATTTTAGGATAATAATAAATGATATACTCCCTAGGGTTAAAATCTTAGGGAGTATTATTTTTAAAAAACAAAAATGAAGCTAGTAACTACAGAACAATTGGAAATTGTTAGGATTTCTAAAACAGATGAAAATTTAAAGAATCTATATAATACTATAGATCTTAAAGATTATTTTGCAAAGTTAAAACAAAAAAAGGATAATAGCTTACCTATTAATACTTTACCTGATTATTATATATTGAAGAAACAATTTAGTATACCAGAACATCAGGGAACTTTTTCAAATCAATCCTTAAGATTTTCTATTAAATCTTATATAGGTCTTTTAAAAGATTATTACTCTATAACAAAACCTATTTATATTTCTAAAAGCATTATTTTAAACAAGACTAAAAAACTTGATAGTTTAGATACTCAAAGTGTAAAATCTAAATTTAAAAATGCTATTAATCTAAAAGACTATATATATTCAATTATATAATGCCAAATTATCCAAGAGAACTATATCTCCAAAGCAATCTTAGACTAACAGAAAAACGAACAGTTAGAAATGATGCTCGTTTATCAGGATTAGATCATCATGCTGGACCAACTGCTACTCCTAATTATTCTATTCCTTTATTGGAATGGATTAATGAAAGAATATTAGCTGGAGATATTTCTTATACTCCTGTACCAGATACTCCTTTAACAGTTATTGATACACCTAGTATCAATTTTACTACTTCAGGAACTGATGACCATACTTTAACTGGTTCAGTTAAAATATCAGCTACATCTGGTAATCAAGTATCTATATCTTCTGATGGATTATATGTTCCACAAGTAAGTGTTCCTAGCCAAACACCTTTAACTGTAGTAGATACTTCTACTATAGATTTTTCTACATCAGGTACAAACAGTCATACTTTAACGGGTTCTGTTATTATACCTGGATTAATTTCTTCAGATGCTAGCAATCAAGTTACAACAGGTACTGATGGTAAGTTATTTGTTCCTGTGCCGAGTAGCACAACAGTTACAGCTAATAATGGTTTAACTAAAACAGTTGATAACATCCAGTTAGGTGGAGCTTTAGTAGCTGACACTTCTATTACAGGAAACTTTGATATGTATTTTGGTAATAAAAATTATATATTTGGAGATGATAATTCTTTAATAGGAGCTACAGGAATTAAATTTGCTCATAAATTAACTAA